TCACGTCCTCGCTTATTCGTGAGACGACTGAAGAAATTTCTCAAAACCGTGGTTACAAGTTTGGACAGGAAGAAGAGACTTATAACATTGTCGCTGCTCACGGCTATTTTGGTAGGCTTATCTTCCAGTACGCTTCCTTTAATAACAGCCGTAGTCTTCACTTCTTTCTCGCTGCTTGGCCTGTGGTCGGCATTTGGCTTACTTCACTTGGAGTAAGTACAATGGCGTTCAACCTGAACGGCTTCAACTTCAACCAGTCGATCCTGGATTCCCAGGGTCGTGTGCTGAACACCTGGGCCGACGTGCTGAACCGCGCTGGTCTGGGCATGGAAGTGATGCACGAGCGCAACGCTCACAACTTCCCGCTGGACCTGGCCACTCATACAGCTCCAGTTATCGGTTGATCAAACAACTCAGTAGTTAAATAGAAGAACGCTAGGCACATAGCCTAGAGATGTGAGGTGCAACTCCTCACCTGAGTCTTGGCTATTGGCCCGTACGCGGATACCCTTTAGCCGTCATGACGGTCTGGAGAGACAGACAACAATAAAGCAACAAAATTTTCCAAGCTTGGAGAGAACGTAAAACTATTTGTTTCTCTCAAAACAATGGCTCATCAATCTGCTACTAACCCCGCACAGGTTACGTTTGGCGGTTCTAACAACCTTGCCAGCGACAATCGTGCTCTGTACCTGAAGCTTTTTTCAGGTGAAATGTTCAAAGGCTTCCAACGGGATGCCATTGCTCGTGACTTGGTGATGAAGCGCACCCTCAAGGGTGGCAAGAGTCTCCAATTCATTTACACGGGACGCACCACTGCTGAGTACCACACTCCTGGTAACAGCATCCTCGGTAACACCGACAAGACTCCTCCGGTGGCTGAAAAGACCATCACTTGTGACGACCTTCTGATTAGCTCTGCTTTTGTGTATGAGCTGGATGAAGTGCTGGCTCATTACGATCTGCGTGGTGAAATCAGCCGCAAGATTGGTTATGCCCTCGCTGAGAAGTATGACCGCCTGATCTTCCGTGCTATCGCTAAAGGTGCTCGTCAAGCTAGCCCTGTAACTGCCGCTAGCTTTGTGGAGCCTGGTGGTACTCAGATCCGTGTTGGCTCTACTGTTAACCAGTCTGATGCTTTTAACCCCACTGCCCTTATCGATGCGTTCTACGACGCTGCTGCAGCCCTTGATGAAAAGGGTGTGAGTTCCGATGGGCGTGTGGCTGTCCTTAACCCCCGTCAGTACTACGAGCTGATCCAGCAAGTCGGTACAAACGGTCTGGTGAATCGTGATGTCCAAGGCACTGCTCTGCAGTCTGGCCAAGGCATTATTGAGATTGCCGGCATCAAGATCTACAAGTCGATGAACATTCCGTTCCTCGGCAAGTACGGTACTGCCTATGGTGGCACCACTGGTGTGACCGCTCCTCAAAACACTGGTTCCTTTGTGAACCCGTCGATTGAAGCCGCTACAGCTGTTGCATCGGGTAGCTTCGGTCCTCAGCAGAACTATGGCGCAGCTGCTGCGTTTGACGCAAGCTGTGGCCTGATCTTCCAACGTGAAGCTGCTGGTGTGGTCGAGGCCATTGGCCCTCAGGTTCAAGTCACCAGCGGTGACGCTTCCATCCTGTATCAAGGTGACGTGATTGTGGGTCGCCTGGCTATGGGTGCTGATTACCTGAATCCGTCTGCTTGTGTGGAGCTGTTTGCTGGTACGGCAACTGCCCCCACCGCATTCTCCTGATTCTTGTATCAATACGGGGACTCTTCGGAGTCCCTTTTTTTTATTTACCTCTTAGATAGAGATGCCTGCTACTTATGCTGTGTCCACCGAACTGGATGCTGTCAATCAAATACTGACCTCTGTAGGACAGGCCCCTGTCACTACGCTAGATCTTCAAAACCCCGAAGTCTCTATTGCACTGACAACTCTTCGGGAGGTTAACAAACAAGTCCAAGCAGAAGGCTGGATCTTCAATACAGAACGGGGGTATGAATTAACTCCAGACAATGTTACGAACAACATTGCATATCCTGAAAATACACTTTCAATCGATATAAATACTGATAAGTACGGTGCTTCGTATGACACTGTGCGACGTGATGGTAAGTTGTACGACAGACTCAATCATACATTTGAGTGGGATCATTCTGTCTTGTGTGATATTACCTGGCTGTTCCCTTTTATCGATGTGCCACCTGCAATCCAAAACTACATTACTGCAAGAGCTGCTCGGCTTGTGTCAGTCAAACTTGTTGGAGATAAGGATATTTATATCCTACTCCAGGAACAAGAACTGCAAACAAGAGCAGTTGCTTTGGAGTATGAATGTAATCAAGGAGATTACAGCATCTTTGGGTGGAGGGATGGTCAAGACAATTTCAATAGTTATCAACCTTATAAAGCACTTATTCGATGAGTACTGTTACCCAACGGATACCCAACTTCCTTGGTGGTATCTCTCAGCAAGCTGACTATCTTAAATATCCAGGCCAACTGGTAGATAGCATCAACACCTATCCTGATTATGCACTAGGTCTATTGAAGCGTCCTGGTGGAAACTTTGAAGCTGAGCTATACCAAGCAACCACAGCTGGACGTTGGTTTTCTATCCTTAGGGATGACAACGAAAAGTATGTAGCTCAATATGCTGACAACAAGTTTCGTGTATGGAGTTTGATTGATGGCTCACCACGAGCTGTTGATATGCATACAAACACAGGCGTGCCCGGTACATGTGTTATAGCTACATTACAAACAAAGCTGACCGAATACAACACTGCTGTAGCACTTACAAAGACAAGAACAACAGAGCTAAATACGGCACAGTCTAATTACGCACAAGCATTGGCCGGACAGGCTACAACGCAAGTATTACTGTTTAGCATAGATACTGATTATGATGAAGAATACGATCAATCAGTAGTATCAGGTGTTATTCAAAACACTGTTACTAATCAGTATTTTATCAAATCAAACAATGCCATACTTGGTTCAGGCACGGGAGTAATTACATATCCAGCAGGATTTAGCCAAGGCACTGAACGTACGGATGAGTACCCGATTCTTGAGCGCCAGAACTTTAGAATCTATGAGCTTGTACAAACCGTAGCGGCAACACACACTGCAGGTCAACTGTCAACAGCATTGAGCGCGATGACGACCGCTCAGACAAACTACAATAATGCTGTTAGTGATCAGGCTGCAAAAACTTCAGCTTACAACACACAGGTCAGCAACTGTAATATTACAACAGTTCCAGCGAACGCTTATCTTTCTGGTGCCACAGCTGATGATATTCAGCTACTGACGCTAAACGATTATACGTTTGTATTGAATAAGGCTAAGGTGCCTGCTATGACAGCAGCTACGGTTGCTGCGTTACCACATCAGGCCTTTGTGGTTATTAGTATTGTAGCCTACAATGCTAATTATACTGTAACACTAAACGGAACTAACTTTACAAAAACAACTCCACCTGATGTAACTGGAGGAGTAAATGATGCAGGAACTATTGCTACTGCACTTGCAACTCTAATTAATGGGTCTGGCGGTTTTAGTGCTACTGCTGTTGGGCCAGGTATTTACATATCGCATAGTTCAGCGTTTACAGTAACGACCAGAGGGTCAGCTGCAGAAGAAGGACTTTATGTGTTTCAGGATAAGATTACACTTGCAGGCAAACTACCTCTGCAATGTCGGAATGGGTACAAAGTTAAGGTTGTCAATACGACAGATGTCGATGTAGATGACATGTGGGTTGTATTTACAACCACCAATAACCAACTGCTTGGTCCTGGTGTTTGGGAGGAAACAAACTGTCCTGGCATCACCTTCCAGCTAGATCCACTGACAATGCCACACCAGCTTGTAAGGCAAGCAAACGGCTCGTTTAGGTACGAGCCAGTAACTTGGGAGGATCGTGAGGTTGGTGATGACAATACTAACCCGCTTCCAAGCTTTATTGGTAACCCGATTACTAACCTATTTTTCTATAGGAACCGGTTAGGCTTTCTATCTGATGAACACGTTATTCTGAGTAGAGCCGGGGATTACTTTAATTTCTTTGCTACAACAGCACAGACAGTTACTGATGATGACCCGATTGATATTACCGCTACTTCGACTAAACCAGTTACACTTAACTATGTCCAGTCAACCAACACAGGTTTGATTCTATTTGGACAGAATGAGCAGTTCCTACTTAGCACCGAAGCTACCGACATCCTAAGTCCAAAGACTGCAAATATCAACACGCTTAGTAAATACGAAGCTGACGCTGATGTAGAAGCAGTTTCACTTGGTACTACGGTTGCATTTGTTTCAAAAACAAATTTGTATAGCCGAGTTTTTGAACTGGGAAGAATTCGTTCAGATTCTCCACCCGTGATGGCGAACATCACAACATCAGTATCTGAGCTTATTCCAAGCACTATTAACACTATGATTGCTTCTCCGGCCTTGTCAATGGTCTCCATTGGTCAGGTTGGTCAATCTACGTTATATCAATACAAGTTTTTTGATGACTCAGAGGAACGTGTTGCTAACACATGGTATAAGTGGACTTTAACTGGCACGTTACTTCATCAGTTCTTTGATATTAGTAGCTTTTATTCAGTCGTAGCTAATGGAGCAAAGGTACTTGTATCTTCTTTTGACCTAACTCAAGCAAGTGACCAAGGATATCTGACACTACCTACAGGGGAACGTACTGATGTTTGCCTTGACTTCTTTAATACGAATCCCTATCGGACCTACAACTCTGGTACTGATCAAACGACTATCTTCTTACCGTTTGACCATGTAACTGGTAAAACACTATCAGTCATTGTACTTGGTGGATTTATCGGTTCATCACCAGCTGTGTCAAGTCAATCAATCGGTGCAATTCTGTACCCAACAGTTGTCGGTACATCGGGTAACTTCTCTGTAGTTGTTGACGGAGATTATAGAGGTCGAGATCTTATTATCGGCTACTTGTACAACATGACGGTAGAGCTGCCTAAGTTGTACCCAGGGCAACAGCCGTCTGACAAGAAATGGGTGGCTGACACTACTTCAGATCTTATTATTCATCGCATCAAGGTACAGACAGGTCTTAGTGGCCCTGTAACCTATCAAGTAAATATTACTGGTTTAGATCAGTGGGATAACGTTGTAAACGTAACGCTTCCCTATGCATATGTTCTTAATAACGTGAACATGTCAGCAACAGCCACGCACAACGTACCTATTCATCAACGTAACCGAAACCTAAGGATTCGCATTGTTGGTGATACACCATTCCCCGTCACTCTACAAAGGATGGATTGGGAAGGAAAATATAACCCACGTCATTACACCCGCCGCTAAATATGACTAAAGAGTGTCACTCCACCTGTATTATCAGACCTGCAACTGTCCAAGATCTACCACTGATTATTAATGATCTAGTCTTACCAGGCAAAGATGACATGAAGAGGGGTGGTTATAACCCTGCAATATCAATGCTTCTTGACTTAAAAACATATGATACAAGTGTTGCATTAAGTCCTGATAATAAACCAATGGTACTCTTTGGTGTTAACAAAGACGGTAACGTCTGGATGCAAATGACAAATGAAGTATATAAGCATCCGCGCTTTTTAATGAAAGCAACAAAAGCTTGGTTAGCAGATCAGAAACATAAGTTGCTCTATAACTATATTGATATACAAAACACAACTCTGCTCAAGATGGTGAAGAAGCTTGGCTTCAAATTCCTAAGGGTTGTACCAATGACTTCTAACAACATTTACTACGTGGAGTTTGTACGATTATGGTCGTAATAAATCCAGCCACCATCGGCATAGCTATGGGATTATTCCAAGGAGGCATGTCCTTTCTTGGAGGTGGCAAGGATAATTCAGGCGAGGTCTTTCAAAACGAGCTATCGATTGCACAAACAAATATTGCCAATCGGCAAAAAGAACGTGCAGCTGGACGAGCAAAGGTAGCTACTGAGGAACAGATCTTAGAAAATAGGGATGCTGCTAATCGAGCCTTTACTCGTGAACAAGCACGTTTTAATGAACAGCTGTTTGGGTTTTCAATGGCTAGAAATAGCCTCATTAAAAATAGAATCCTTGCCGAGGCTCAATACAACGTTGCTGAGAGATACGGTAAAAGTGCTAAGCGATTACGGGACGTTGAAATCGTTGGTGCTTACGGTCGTCAGAATGCGTTGTTCTCAGAGAATGTAGCAAGTGCTGGGCGTCAATATCAACGTGACATGGATGACTTTGCACGAGCACGGTATGACGCTGACCGTACAGCGGTATCTGGTCTTGCAGCTCAATTAGAAGGTTTTACACCAACAATGGCTCAAACATCGTATATGCCTAAGGGCAACAATATGGGTCTACGGATTGGTCAAGCTGCCTTGAGCGGGTTGCAAGGTGGACTAAGTATGTATAGTTCCTTTGGTGGAGATTTTAACCCTAAAACATAGTAGAATAGATGGCTAAAATTAACCCCCTACAAGAACAAGTTACCTTCCAAGGTTCAGCCAAGGGAGGTGCCTTTGATCCTTATAACGTACCAAACCCTAACGCTGGATTAGATGGCAAGCTTGCCGCAATAAATCAATCCTTTGAAAACATCAAGGAAGGTCAACGCCTCAAAGATAATGAGAATACTCGTTACCTTGAGCAGCTTTCCAAATTCTCTGAGACACTGACTGAAACAGTTGCCCAGGGTGTCAAGTTCTACGCTGACTACGAAGAAGAGCAAGCAAACATGTTGTTTGCTGAAGATCAGCGAGCACAGGAGCTAGCCAAACTACAGCTAGAAAAGGATGAGCAAACAATTACTGATATTGACAGTGCTCATACTCAACAAGCAACTAATTTAATCAAACAAGGTGCTCCACCTGAGATTGTGGAGCGCATGAAAGATCTTGGTGGTCTACGTGGTTACTACTACAAGCGCAACGCAGCTGTAGCTGCTGGCAAGGGGTGGGAAGCGTACATTACTGACAAGATGTCAAACGACGATACGCCAATCAACATCAACGGTGTAGAGAAGCCTGCCAACAGTCCTGAGTGGGATCCGCCAGAGCAGGCTTACATCATGAAGAGGCACCTGCAGAACTACTACAAGGAAAGTGGCCTTAGTCAGGTCAGTCGTGGCTTTCAAGCCAAGTATGCCTTGCCAAACATCACAGGTGTTGAATCTAAGTTGATGGGCAAGTTTCGACTTGCATATGCTATTCGTAAATCAGACGAGAATCGAGTTGAAGCAACCAACACTTTATTTGGTGAGTTAGCTGCCAATAAGGACAGTCCTGAGAAGGTAAATGTTGGCTTGTATATTGACAAGCTTGCTAATACCTACGATGAACGAGGTAACCCGATTGGTAGGGCTGGTGCATGGAAGATGCTTGCTAATAACCTTATTGTTGGTGTTGAGTCTGGTCAGATTGATTCAGCACAGATTGAAAAGCTTCTCAGCTCCCCAGATCCAGTTACTGGTAAATCGCTAGCTGTTAGTCGTCAGCTGTGGGCTTTTGATCTGAAGTCAAAACTTGCTGCTGCTAATCGGGCAAACTTTGCAAATGAAGAAGCTGAAGATAAGCAACGTGGGCAACAATTTGTTCGGGAAGTCCTTGCAGACTTTAATAGCAATCCAGGTGCTGTTTCTGAAGAGGCGATACATATGGCGCAGAGACGTTTCTTTGAATTAACTGGCAGCAAAAGTCCAGAACTAGAGACTTATCAATCGTCATTCTCCATGAGTGCTGAGAATAAGCGTGTACTGGATGAACGTTTTACATTTCTTGCAGAACAAGGAGAACTGACGCCTGAGCAAGTTAAGCAGGCTCCATTGGATTTGCAAGACAAATGGTTAACACGTGCACAAAAGCAAGCAGATGCGACAGACGGTTCCAAAATATTTAGGGATAAGCTAAAAGCTATTGAAAGGCAAGTACTTGACAGTCCAGGAGTTAAAACAGGCACTGAGGGTGATGGTGTTGCTACACTAATTGTTGAATCGCTTCAAAGTAAATTTAGACGTAAAGTAGCTGAATATGTTGCTACGGGAAAATTTAAAGATGCAGATGAGGCCGCTCTATATGCTGTAAGTGAAGTTATTAAAGAGTTTGAAACTAACAAACGTTACGCCATTGACAAATATGGCAAGTTTAGTAACTTCATGCCAAAAGATACTTTGGCAAGAAGCATTTCACTTAATAATAAACTCAACAACATCCGATCAAAGCTTAAGAACAACGGCATAACGGCATTAGATACTGTTGGTGGTTTGATCTTTAACAAGGCTGAACTCCAAGCAATGGAGAAAGGCTATGGTCAGCCTGGTTGGAGTGTGCCACCTGCTGCTACATATTGGGGTGCTAAATTAAAGAGGAGTCCTTTAGAAATCATCAACCGTCAGCGCAACGCAGCGGGCCTTAAACCCCTCGCTACACCACAATCCTTAGAACGTGTCCGCAACACCATTCCAAGCTCCTTCCAGGCGATTTTACTGCGGT